TCTTTTCGACGTATCCGTCAAGGTCCACCAGTACGTGGGCGATGTCTCGCCTGTTCCGACGTCCCTTAGCCGCCTCCTGTATGACGCTGCGGATAAAGTCCCGGTCAACCATCTTGTCGTAGAGATAGCCGACTCGTTTCGGCATAGGATTTTCCCTCCGTCCTTGTTTGCCTGCGAGGTTATTCGAGCCGAAGCCTACTAAACCCCGTCCTATGCGGCAATATTTTCACCAAGCGGTGAGGGAAAGCCTGCGCCAGTCAAAAGAAAAACAAGTAGTCGCGCGCCGACGTTGGAGTTCGAGTTCGACGAGGTGTTGTTCGCGTTGAAATTGAACAGGCCGACATTCCCAGTAGTGTTACTGTAGTTGCCGCCCACATTGAGCACACGCCAGCCTGAGTTGTAGTTGGCGTAGAGATCAAGCCCCCGGCGCATGGCGCAGACAGTCCCGGTGACTATTATACCGTCGGCTTGCCGCGCATACGAAAAAACGGGAGAAAATAACAAAATACGTTATTTTCAAAAATCGTGTCGACGGGGCTTCGCCCCGTACCCCATTCAGCTTTTGGCTTGCGCTTTTACCGTCAGCTGGTGCAGACGGGAAAGCCCCGGGGGCTGCGGCCCCCGGTCCCCCATTAGGGGTGGAAAAGGAGTCGCGCGCCGACGAAGGAGCTCGAGTTCGACGAGGTGTAGTTCGCGTAGAAATAGAACAGGCCGACATACCCAGAAGTGACACCGTAGCCGCCGCCCACACTGAGCACACGCCAGCCTGAGTTGTAGTCGGCGTAGTCAGAAATGCAGGTTGTCTCGCTGCCGCCGACCTCGGTCGGGAAGAAGGCCCACGGCGCCGTACTGGAAATTCCGATGGCTTTGATCCAGCCGTCGCTTTGCGTCTTCGTTCCTGCGTTCGTATAGCCGCTTGTTGTATCGTCGGCATAGTTTGCCGGGGTGGTGCAGACATAAACGGTGCCATCGGAGAAGTTGACG